ACGTCTGGGTCGGCGTGGGTCTTCTTGGCCTCGTTCTCAATTGTTTCGGCCTGCATGTCAGTCAACGGCACGCCCTTGGAGCGAAACCAGTTGAGTAGCTGTTCTCGCTTGGACACCTCAATGCCGCCAGTCAGGCGCGTGATCTCTTCGTTAATGTGGTCCATCTCATTGGTCACCACATTCATGATGTTTTTCAATTCTGTGGGGTCCACGGGAACGCCGCGTTGGTTGATCTTCTGTGTGGTCACCCACACAGCCTGTTCTTCCATTGACAGATGACGCAATTTAGCAACGATGGCAATTTCAGTCTGCACGTCGCGCTTACAGTACTCAAGCATCTCGGCCATGAGCACTGGGTCCTCGTTGAACGTGCCGTCGCGCTTGGGTTTACTCAATAGTTGAATGAGCTTCTTGCCGCGCTTGTCTTTCTGGAAGTCTGCCTGCATGACCTCGCCGGCTGTGTCCAAGTCTTGGGGGATGTTGTTTGCGGCCGCGATGGCCATGGAGTCGATGAGTTGCTCCCAGTGTAGTACTGGCCAACCCATACGCGACCCTACGCGGTTCCAAATGTGGTACTCAAACGACGCATTCCACGCGGAGACTGGTCTGCCGCTTTGCACGTGGTCTAGCACCCACTGGGGCACTTTGTCTGGGGCCCACACCTGCACGTCGTCCGCGGTGTATCCTGCGGCGAGGCAAATGATGTTTGTTGTGGAAGAGGCTGAATAAAAGTCAAGGCCGTGGACCTTGAGATCGACCCTGCTACGGGTCTCGAAGTCGATTGAAAGAACTGACATAACTGCTCCTAAGGCATGCAGACGAATCTGCGTTGATAAAAAAGAGCAGGAGAGTTGCCTCCCCTGCTTAAAAGTCCAACCAAGGACTCACCATGAAACACACCGAGACTATAACACAGGTTTTGGCTCCGGTTTCTTTTGGCCAAAAATCTTGTCGTAATTTTCCGAATATTTCTTTTGGTCTGTTGGGCGTTGCTTGTCGCCCTTGCCGCCGTCACTCATGGCGCGCCTCCTGTTCAAAAGCCAGAAGATACAACAAACAGCACGCCGCGTGGGCTAGGTGTGACCGCTTGGTTTCCTCGTCTATGCTGTCGCCAATTTTCCACTCGACAATGTGTCGCATGGCCGCGTCCCAGTAACGCTCTTCTTTGTTTGGGACTTTGCGCCAGTTGTCTGGCGCGTATTTATGGGCGCCGTATTCCAGCACCTCAACGACCTCCCTGACCGCCCCAAGGGGCAGTAGGGACCATCGTATCTTATCGCCGTCGTATTTGACGCCCTCTTTCATTTAAACCCGCTCATTGCGTAGTTATGCAAGTGACCCCACAGGCCAACACAGATCACAGTCATGTAAGCAACCCACACAATAAACGCAAGTTTCAAAATGGCTCCAAACATATTTTCAACAAAATATAAAAGCTTGTCTTTCATTTCATTCTCCTGATTCAACAACATGGGGCACCGCGCGTACGTCTGGGTATTCCTCCTTGAACGCCTCAACAGTGATGTCCCGACCAATTTTTACTTCCTTGAACTCAGTGCCCTGTCTTTTAAACTGGGCCTTGAGCATGACGCATGCAGGACAGTTGTCCTTTGTGTATACAATCATCATTTTTAAGTTTACAGTCTTCGTTTTTAAGTATAAGGTGGGGCGGTATGCGCTCCCCCGAGAACTCCCAGAGGTACCGCCCCAATTCAATTATATCTCGCAACCGCCGGCTGTGCAAGCCAGTGTCTGCGCACCTTCAACGTTGTCCGTGTTCTCAGCGAACGCGGCCCAGTTGATTGTTGGCATTTGCGCCAACAGTCGGTCGTAGTCGTCCTTGGTGCACTCCTCGTAGGGGGCCTGTCGGTACGTGCCACCATCGTGGGGCAAGAACGACACACCAGACATTTCGTCAAAGTGGTCCCAGACAAACGCACCCACCTTGGGCCACTCTGTCTCTTTGACTGAGATGGTCACGGAGGGCTTGTGCTCACACCAGTGACGCTGGTATGTCAGCCACAGGCTCAAGTGCATGATCGCGTCAACGTCGTCGCGTGTAGTCAAACCCTCTGGCGCCTTTTGTGGGAAGCTGAACACGATTGTGTTGTTGGGCTTCATCACGCATGGCTCGTTGGGGATGCCTTGGGAGACCAAGAACTGAGACAGTGGGTCCTTCATGTCACCGCGCACGCGGCGGATGTAGTAGGGCGAGTGGCGTGGGTGAATGCCGCTTGCTGTGTCTGTCAACTGGCTCACAGTACCACTAGGCTTAACGGCCGTAATGGCTGTTGAGCGTGGGATACCAAGCATGTCAGCAAACTCAGCGTTGGCCTCTTCAGCAACCAAACGCAACTGTGGCAACCACAGTGACGCGCCGCTTGCGTCGCTCATGACCTTGTGGTCATAGATGCCGGTCAAGGACACGCCCAACAAACGCTCTTCTTCGGTGTTGCGTTGCCAGACCTTGCGCAGGTAAGGGAAGTGCGTGAACGTGGCTTGGATGGTGCCCAAAATGGCCGCCATGCGCACCTTCTGCTTCAGGCTCTCCAGTGTGTCCTCAGGACGCACCATCACCTCTGTCAAATTACAGAACTGGTAGGGGCGCAGGATGATCTCACTGCAAGGGTTGGTGCCGAACTCGTAGTTGGGGTCACGCTTGCCGTACTTGGCCACAGCGGCCTTGGCGGCTTCACGGTTGAAAATACCGCGCTCACCGGAATGGCTGTTGTACAGTGACGTCCACTCTTCCAAGAACGTGCCCACAGTGGGCTTGACGTCGTACACCGCGCTGTTGTTTGCCAACGCACGGTGGCCGGCAGTCTCCCACCAGTTGCCAGACTTGGCGTGGCGGATGCGCTCGTCGTTCAAGTCGGACAAAGAGATCATGGCAGAGCGGCGCACGCCACCTACCACAACAACCTCGCCGATCTTGCACATCAAGTCGTGGCACTCAAGCGTGTTCAGCTTGCGGCCCTGTGCGGCTTTGAAGATCTTGATTGTGAAGTGGAACAAGTCAACCAACGGCTCTGGACCGGATGCGCGGCCGCCAAAGGTCTTCAGGGGCGTGCCTGCGGCGCGCACCTTGCTCACGTCCCATTTTGGGATCTCGCCGGCGTACAGGTTGGCTAACAGCAGGCGGTATGACTTGGCCCAGCCTTCTTTGCTGTCGTGCACGTTGATGACGTGCTGTGACTCGAACAGGCGCTCTGGCACGTCCGGCAGTTTGTTGGTGTACTTAGCTTCCACAGAGAAGCCGACACCCGTACCACAGAGCAGGATGAACATGGCTTCGTCAAACGACTTGACGTCGTCCACGGGGAGGTATGAGCAGTTGTATACGCAGGTGTTGTCACGGTCGGCGGCTTTTCCAGAGGTCATCATGGCGCGCATTGACGGCATGATATGGTGGCCAGAGATGGCGTTAAAAATGTCTTGATGCAGGGCAATATCAAGCTTGGGTGTTTTTTCAAAAATGTAGTTCACATAGCGGGCTACAGTCTCGTTCCAGTCCTCACGTCGATTTTGATCTGGCATGAACTTAGCGTAGCGGCTTTTGTGAATGTATTGTTGGTATTGATTCATTTTATGGTGGTAGATTTTAGAGACAAAAAAGCCCACACGTGAGCATGGGCGCGGGTACAGCAGGGTAGTGGTTACTCTGCTGTTGGTTCTGTAGTTTCTTCAGCGGCTTTCGCGGCTTCCAAAGCTTCTGCTTGTGGGCGGCCTTGGTCAACAATGGCCATGATGGTCATGTTAACGTCAGCGAAGGGGAGCTTGCCCAACAGCATCAAAATGTGGTTGACTTCGTCAACAGTGAATTCAAGTTTGATCATGATAAATGTTCAGTATATTAAACAAATTGGGTTGTAGCTTATAAGCTACAACCCGTCGTGCTACTTAGACCGCGAAGTCCGAAGCGGCGGAAGAACCACCACCCAAACGCTCACCGTCTTCCAACTTTTGCAAGTTGCCCAAACCGCAGGCAATGCCTTTGGAGCCCTGTTGGTTGTATGCGTAGAATGTCAAAGACACTCGGCCGTAGCAACCAGAGTAGAACTCTTCTGGGTCAATGATAGGGTTCAATTCAGCGTCCACAACGCCGGGCTTTTGCACAGAGTTGGCGTTAATGAAAAACGCGTTCTCGTATGCAGGATCATCTTTCTCAGCGTCGCCGTCACGCAGGCCGCCTTTAAGGCCCTTTGGAACTGTGCCGCCAAAATATGCCGCGCTTGCCTCTTTAGCCTTTGCAAATGCCGCGTTGATCTTGTCGATCGTTTCTTTGTCCTTCTTGTCGATAATCACCGACACGGAGTACTTAGGCGTTTTGCCCTCTTCACTTGCAACGGGCTTGAACACGTTAGCGTAAGAGAAACGAACTTTACCTGTCACTACTTTTTCATTCTTGGCCATCTTGGCCTCCTTGTTTACTAATTCGAGAGCACTTTAAAATAGGCGGCTCTCAAGACCCAAACTCTTCTTTCACTTTCGACGGAACCAACTTGGGCTCCCCTGCAGGTTTAACAATCAGATCACCAAGAATTTCTTGGAGTTGTCCCTTGCCAACTTGCTTTTCCAATTGTGCCACAGATTTTAAACTAGGTTCAGTAAATATATCACTGAATCCAGCTTTCTGTAGTTTTTTGGCGGCATCCTGTTGCGCCTCAATTTTACGGTTGGTGCTTGACTGCCCCAATTCGTATCCTGTCGGAACAATACCATGGTCCGTAGCCTGTGTCAACATGTAATCTTCAACATCGGACAGCCACTTACGTGTCTTAGCCGCGTCTTTGAGTACCTTTGCCAACTCACTGTCTGCTAGGAGTGCCGGCGCCTTGAAGTCGGCCGCCGCGGCCACATTGTTAAAGTCTGCACGGGCTCGGCACTGTGACTTGGCCCTACAGAATTGACAATGATCCCCCGCCACAAAATCCCCTTGGCCGGCGTATGCCTTTTTGGCCTTGGGTTTGACTACATGCTCGGCCCAATCCTGCAAGCTCTCCAGTGTCACCGTTTCAGTGGTGATGCTGTCCTTGCGAGGTTGGTGGATCGTGTATTCGACGTGGGTAATGTTTGGGTGGGCGTCCTTGTACTTGTACCAACCACCAAGGCCGTACAGCCTCAGTTGCGGGTTGTCCTCGGCGTCCACCGCCACTCCCTTGCCAAATTTAAGGTCGATCACTCGAACCTTGTTCTCGCTCATGATAACCACGTCGGCCGTGCCGAAGCCATCTGGCACCCACTCGCTGAAGTCCACTCGTTGCTCAAAGTAAGGGGTATCCCCCTCACCAATTTGCGAACGAACGTAGAGCACGTAGTTGTCTACATGCGCCTCGAACTCTTCGTCATAGTAGGGCGTTGCCTTGACTTCTGCAATAACCTCGTTGTACTCCTTAGCCGTGATCTGACCGAAATGACGACGAAGCTTCGCCTCTGCCATGGTGTGGGCTGTGGTGCCCTCTTGGCTGAAGTCAAACGCGCCGGCTTTTCGTTTAGGTTCGGGGAGTACTGCCTCTAGTCGCGCGCTTGGTGTACAAGACATCCAACGTTTGGACCCTGAGGCACTGAGTAGTGCATGTGATGCGATGATGCTCTCCTTTATGCAAAGGTGAAAAAAGCCCCGAGAGGGGCTTACGGAATGTCGGAACTTATTGCTAAGTGCCGACAGTTTGTTACGCCGCTTTTTTGAGCGCCGTAATCAGGTCGGTAACTGCACCAGAAAAATCCAACACGACGTCCGCCTTGACTTCAAGCTTACTGCTCTTGTCGTCACGATAGTCCGAGGGAAACTGTCCTCTCAATGCGATCTCAGCCACCCTGCTGTTAAAGGCCTTGTTCTCCACGTTGGCAAGCAACTGGGTTTCCCAGTACGCTTGGCTGTGGGTGATGGCCATGTCCAGTGCTTCCGCAAACTCTGGGTGGTTTTTCTTAAATGTCTGCGCGGCCGCGGAACTGATTCCGACGCTTGCAAACATCATTTTTTGGGACGCGCCTACCTTGCCCAACTCTATCAGTTGGTCGCACATCTCAGGTTTAAATTCGTATTTGGATTTTGTTGCCATGGTGGTTACCTTATATTCAAGGCCTAAACGGCCTTTCCTATATAGAATTACCCATTTTGGCTCGGTTTTTCGACCTTATGAACCTGAGTATTTGAGTCTCGGATCTGGGCGCGGGCCTTGGCCTCACGTAAAGCCTCGTTTACCACTAATCGTGTCACCGCTCCGGCCATTTCCATGGCTCGTTGGTCTTTTGTTTTTACGCCCAAAGATGCCAATAAATTTGTTGCTTCGTTTGCCATAATTACACCTTGTTTTCGTCAATTCTATGATCACCACACCAGTCAGTCATAAATACCACTGGGTAGCCGCCCATTGTTGGTGCGTGCCGACGGCAACGGCCAACAATTTTGGGGTTTATTGTTTGTGCGGTCTCAACACTAAGCTTTGGAACAAACCAAACGCAGGTAGCGCAACGCATACCAGAGGATCTATCAACCCACGGATCTTTGCCTTTATTCTCAATCATGTCAACCTTTCCAAGTGATTGCTTTTACTGCCCACATTTGGGCCGTTTGTGCTTCTGTAATGGCCACACTGGCCATACGCTTGACTTCAGCGTTGTCTGTAAGATTTCGCAAGTAATTCATGCGATCAATAACTGCGGCAAACTCTTGTTTGCATTTGTCAACCTCGTGTGAATTGCTAGGGTTGAATGTCAACCCAACTGCCTTTTCTCCAAAAGATAATTCACGTTCCATTATGCTAACCCTTTCTTTTGTTGTTCGCGGAA